AGAAATACCTACTTATGCAAAACCAGGAGATGCTGGAATGGATCTTACTGCTGTAAAAATTGAAAAAGACGCTTATGGAAACGCTGTGATTTATACAGGTTTAGCTGTAGAAATTCCAGAAGGATTTGTAGGATTAGTGTTTCCAAGAAGTAGTATATCAAAATATGATATGCATTTGAGAAACAGTGTTGGGGTTATTGATTCTGGATATAGAGGAGAAATCATGCTAAAATTTAGTTTTTTAGAAGATGGTAATTTGTATCAAATGGGTGACAAAGTTGCACAATTGATTATTTTGCCTTATCCGCAAATCACATTTGAAGAAGTTGATGAATTATCAGAAACAGAACGAGGTGAAGGAGGATTTGGTTCAACTACAATAAGTAATGAAAGTCAGACAAATTTGTAAAATAAATGGTAGTGAGTTTGGTGTAGGTTTTTTTATTAAAAAAGAATCTGCACTTGCTTACTATGACCATTCTATTTACATTAAACTTTTATGGTTTAAATTTGGTTTTTATATTTTATGGAGATAAATAATGACTCTGGACAAATAGAAATAATAGGTCCTTATGGAAGAGTGTATTTGTATACACATAATTCTGCAAATTCTTTAGTGGCTGTTGTAAATAATGTTCTTTCTAAAAAATTAAGATGGGATGATCCTGATTATCTTTCAAGAATGATTTTTTGTAAAATGGTTCCTGAATCTGAATGGGATTCAGAATTAAACTTTGGTATTGGTACTCAAATGTATATTGATATTAAAATGCTAATTACAATAAATACTGTTAATCAAACTATAAAAATATCATCATTTTATAATGAATCTACACCATCAAGTATAACAATGCCTATTTTAGATTTTGTAAATGATTTTGTAAATAATGCAGAATTTTAATCTTATACTGGAAAAAATTATAATTCATAGCGTTATAGTGGAAAATATTTTATCAAAGTATTTGATATACTAATTATACTGGAAAATAATTAGTAGTTTAGTGCATAATTTAACATGCAACAAACATGATTTATCAATTACCAAACGGTAAAAGTATCGAATTATCGATAGAACAGTATTTAAGAATGACTGATGAAGATCTTAAAGGACTGGTTGCATATAACTTTGGTGAAGAATTTAATGATCCTTTTATACATAGTGTTTTAAAAAACGGATCGTTAGATGCAGATGATTTTGAAGAATTAGATGAAAATGATTTTACAGAAGAAGAATTACAAGATTTAGTTTCAATAGACCCTGAAGAAAAGTTATATGATGATGATTATATTGATTATGACAATTTAGAACAATAAATGATTCAAACAAAAAAAAAGATTTGCGACTGTTGTAATACAGAACAATTTATATGGAAGAACCACGATGGCAATAAATATTGCAAACAATGTTGGTCAAAAGAATCTTCAAATCCTCTTCCAAAAAAAATACCTAAACCTATAAAACCAAAATCAGACAAACAAGATCCTCTTGACAAATTATATTCTGTCATGAGAAAAGACTTTTTGTCTTTGCATCCTGGATGCCAAGCAAGATTAAAAGATTGCACACTTCAAAGTACAGATGTACATCATAAAAAAGGTAGAGGTTTATATTATCTTGACAAAACAACATGGTTATCAGTATGTAGATCATGTCACACTTGGATCGAATTGCATCCTAAAGAAGCAAAAGAATTAAATTTTTCACTTAACAGATTAGAAAATGGATAACAAAAAATTCGTTGGATTTTACATTATTGGTGCTGCCAATAAAGAAGAAGCACAAAAAGGTGCTGGATTATTATTATGGTCACAATCAAAACCTGGTTTTATAACAAGATTTTTTGACAAAGTTTTGTTAAACATATACTGGGTTGATAAAGAAAATTATAAACCTGCTGCAAAAGAAAATTCTGAAAATCAAAAAGTAGAATTTCCAAAACACAGAACATATAAAAAGAAAAAAACAGATGAAACAAGATAAACGTGAACAAATCCAACGTGAGGCATTAACTGCTACGGAAGGAGTTCATCGTTGTACTTTAGGTGTTTCAATGGGTGTTGGTAAAACTTACATTGGTTTACAACACATGCAAAAAGAATTCAATAATGGCGCAAGAGACTTTTTAGTTGTTGCGCCAAAACTTTCTATATTTGAAACGTGGAAAGAAGATGCTTATAAATTTGGATTAGAACATTTGTTAATTCATATTAAGTTTACTACATATTTGTCATTAACTAAACAAAATGTCGCTTATGATTGTGTATACTTAGATGAGTGTCATAATTTGTTGTATACTCACGAAAATTATCTTCTTTTTTACCATGGTAAAATATTAGGATTATCAGGAACACCTCCGCGTCACGCTACATCAGAAAAAGGAATAATGGTTAATAGATATTGTCCAATTGTGTATTCATACATAACAGACGATGCAATTGATGATAACATATTAAATGATTACAGAATAATTGTACATTTATTACCATTATCTACTCAAAAAACATATAAAGTAACCAAGAAAAACGGTGGATTTTTTATGACTTCTGAGCGTGATCACTACAACTATTGGACAAATTCTATTGATAAAGAATTTTCTATAGGATCAAAACAAAAATTACGCATATTGCGTATGCAAGGATTAATGCAATATCCTACTAAAGAAAAATATGCAAAAAAGTTATTACAACATGTAGATGACAAATGCATAGTGTTCTGTAATAACACAGAACAAGCTGATAGAGTTTGTGAGAACAGCTATCATAGTAAGAATGTTAACAGCGAAGATAACTTGCAAGCATTTAAACAAGGAGTGTTTAACTGTTTGTCTGCAGTTCAGCAATTAAATGAAGGTGTAAATATTCCAAATTTAAAATATGGAATCATCATGCATTCGTATAGTAATGAACGTAAAAGTAATCAGCGTATTGGTAGGTTATTAAGACTTAATCCGGATCAGCAATCTATTATTCACATTCTTGCTTACAAAGATACTGTAGATACAGAATGGACAATCAGTGCACTTAGCGATTTAGATCAATCAAAAATAACTTGGAAAGATGCAGAACATAACTGTTAAATTTGGAAAACACAATGGTGAACTAAAACCATTAACAATTAATGATGCTACATTGTACAATCAGTTTAAAAAAGATCTTGCAGATGGTGAAATAATAGAATTATACATCACTAAACTGTCAGATGAAGATGACAAAACTATTGGACAACTTGCAAAAGTGCATGCTTGTATTAGAGATTTGGCAAGATTTACAGGTCATACGTTTGAAGAAATGAAAGATATTGTAAAACAAAAAGCAGGACTTTACGATCCTGCTTCTAAACAATATAAGAGTTTTGCTGAATGTAGCAAAACTGAATTATCAGATGCTATACAAATTTGTATAGAAATTGGTAATACTGTAGGATTTTATTTTTAAATTACTGTTTTAAATTTTTATCAAATTCTTCAGTTATTTTTTGTAATTCTTCTTGAGTTACATGTTTAGTAAATCCTTCTGTTTTAGCAACTTTTTGAAATTCAGAAATTATAATAAGCATTGTTTCAATGTTGTAATCTTCCTCTGTATTAATACTTTGAGATTTGACATTTTCAAGAAATTTTTGAATGTCTTCAGGTTTTTTATCTTTTATTAAAGACAAATAAACATGTTGCAATCTTTGATAAAAAGAAGTGCTTATTCTAATATTTACAATTGCTTTTTCATCAATAATTTCAATAAGATCTGCTTTTGGTAATTCTGAAACATTGTCTGTTTTTGTTTTTGCCATGATTTTTATAATTAATTAATATACAAATATATACAAATATGTCTAATGCACAAAAATTAACATCACAAGAATACGCGTCAAAAATGTACGACATGCTGAAACCTTCTGGATGGCATAACATTTTAAAAGGTTTTTTGTTATCAGAAGATTTTGTTCATATTATAAAAGTACTTGAAAATTGTGTAGAAGATGGTCAAAGATTTACTCCTCCTTTAAAACAAGTGTTTAGAGCTTTTATGGAATGTCCATATGATAAAACAAATGTAATAATGATGGGGCAAGATCCTTATCCTCAAATAGGTGTTGCTGATGGAATTGCTTTTTCGTGTGGTAATACCAAAAAACCAGAGGCATCTTTACGTTATATTTTTAATAATGTAAACAAAACTGTTTACATGAACAAAAAAGATGTAAAAACATTTGATCCTGATTTAACAAGATGGTCTAAACAAGGTGTTTTAATGTTAAACACATCTTTAACAACAGAAATAGACAAACCCGGTAAACATATTAAAATCTGGGATCCTTTTACAAAGTATCTTATTGACATGCTTAATGCAACAGATAAAGAATTTGTATGGGTTTTAATGGGTAAACATGCTCAAGAAAACGAAGATTTAATAGATAACATTTTAAATAATACTAAAATTTTAAAATGTTCTCATCCTGCTTCTGCTATTTATAAAAAAGATGTTGAATGGGATAGTAACGATGTTTTTAATCAAGTAAATGACGCATTAAAGTTGACAAATAAACCAAAAATAACGTGGTAATTGTTTGTTTAACTCTTAAAAGTTTATTATCTTCGTAATCTAATTTAAACTTTATATATTTATTTCCATGGTTAGTGAACCAAAAAAAATAGAATGGAAACAATATGGTGAAGTGATGAATGAAGGTATAAAGTACATACACTCAAGAGCAAGTGGTACTATTAAATCTTTAAAAACTCAATGGAAACAATTTAATAAAATTGGATTAAATGGTATTGAGTGGCAATCACTGTATGTTATCGCTGCAAGACCAGGAGTTGGTAAAACTCTTATTGCAGCATCTTTGACACGAGAATTACAGCGTTTAAATCCTGAACAGGATTTTGCTGTATTGCATTTTCAATTTGAAATGCTTGGTAGAAACATGGCGTTGCGTGAATTATCTGCAACAAGCGGTTTAAACATTAGATATTTACAATCTGCACAAGATGACGGAATGCCTCCTTTGACAAGTGCTGATTTTGATAAACTAAAACGTTATGCTAGTTTACAAGGAACAAGAAAAGAATACATTATTGATAATGCTTTAACTGTAAATGAAATGAAAAATGCCATTTATAGTTTTTACAATACAATGAAAAAACCTTTTGTTATTACTTTAGACCATACCCTTTTAGTAAAACAATCAGGTAGTGAGAACAATAAGCAAGCAACCTTGCAAAATCTTGCTATCATGATGACAGAAATGAAAAATAAATTGCCAGTAACTTTTATTATACTGACGCAATTGAACAGAGAAATTGACGATCCAGAACGTCAGAAACCGACAGGGAGAGGTGAAGGACACTATCCTACGGAGTCTGATGTTTATGGTAGTGATTTTTTACTTCAATGTGCAGATGTTATGATTGCTTTTAACAGACCAGCAAAGTATAATTTAGGACTTTATGGACCAAATAAGTATGTCATAGATGACAAGTTTCTGCTGGCAATGCATATTTTAAAGAATCGATTTGGTGATGTTGGTATACAATGGTATAGAGCAGAATATGCTAAAATGACTATTGTGGAAGCTCCTACACCGTCAACTCGAATAATTAGTAGTAGTAGTTAAATGTAAAAATTAATGTAATTAGTATGTCAACAACAACAAAGAAAAAGCACATTAATGAACTTACCGAAGAGTTTAGATCTTATTGGGAACCTTTGTTTTCAGAATTGGGTATTGAAAACCCTTTGTTTTTTGCAAAATTATGTTACAACGGTAATGAATTTAGTTCAACACCTGTTGAAACAATTAGATTTTACGCAGAACAAATTTCTAAAAATCAAGATGTTTATGTAGAACTTTTTGATTGGTTTGATCAACCTTATCATCAAGGAGAACGCGTGCTTTACAGATTTAAAAACAATCCTGATTGGAGAAACAACCCGGATAATTACAGAGAAGTAACTAAAAAGAAAGATGGATCAATGCTTCCTTATCCTTCTTACGCTTTTAAATTATCTTCTTTTGAAATTATTAATATAACAAGTTTAAAATTTAGTGAACCTGAATTAACAAAAACATCAATTGAATCAGAACTTACGCTTCCTAAGTATGATCCAACTGATAATGAGATTTTTGATGACAATTTTCTCGAAAAAGATGACAATCATTATGCACAAATGACAATTAGAGACATTTATTGTATTGTACAAAATGTTCCTATGTCAAACAAAAAGTGGTTAAATAATTTAATAAAAGACGGTAAACAATGGCAACAGAAGTAAAAGGTATAGAATTACCAACTGCTACAATTAAATCAGTAGTAAAGAGTCCAAAAAACTTAATCATATTTAGTAAACCAAAAACAGGTAAAACAACATTATTGTCACAATTACCTAACTGTTTACTTATAGATTTAGAAAGTGGTTCTGATTATGTTGATGCAATGAAAATCAAAGCAAACAACATCAAAGACCTAATGGATATTGAAGCTGCAATTATTAAAGCAGGTAAGCCATACAAGTATATCGCTTTAGACACTATTACAGCATTAGAAGACATGTGTATTCCATATGCAGAACATTTGTATTCTTTATCACCAATGGGTGCTAATTGGAAAACAACTGGTAAAATAAAATATGGTAACATATTAAATCTTGCAAATGGTGCAGGTTATCCATGGTTACGTCAAGCATTTAACGACATTACAACAAGAATTAAAAATCTTGCTCCTAATGTTATTTTTTGTGGTCACGTAAAAGATACATTGTTATCTAAAAACGGTAGTGATTTTAGTTCATTAGATCTTAATCTGACAGGTAAACTAAAAGACATTACTACTTCAAAATCAGACGCAATTGGATATTTAGTGCGTAAAGGAGACAAAAATATCTTGAGTTTTAAAACGCAAGATGACATTTCATGTGGTGCAAGACCAGAACATTTAAGAAATAAAGAGATTGTTATCTCTGAAACTCTTGAAGATGGTACCATTGTAACACACTGGGATCAAATATTTATTGATTAATTAAAAATTATTATTACAAACATTAAAAAAATTAGAAAAAAATGGGAACATTTAGTTTAAACAATTACAATCCATCTGAAGGAAATTATGTGTCTAAAATTTTATTACCAGGTACACACAAGTGTAGAATTGTTGATTTAAAATTAGAAAAACCACCTTATGACAATGAACAATACAATTTAATATTTGTATTAGAAGGTGAAGAAATGGGTGATGGGTTTGAAGGTATTCAGATTGATAGAGCAAACCCTTCATTAGGTAATTATAAAGGTCAAATTGCTTCTGTAAGAAGTGGACAATATGGTTTTAAAGATTGGGAATACAAAGGTAAAACCATCAAAAGAGATGAATCCATTCAAAATTATTTAGGTAGTTTCTTAAAACAACTTGGATTGTTAGAAAAATTCCAAGGACTTAATATTCAATGTGATACAATTGAAGAATTAGTTTATGGAATTAAAAAATTCATTTGTAAACCTGATTTTTGGTTATTCTTCACAGTAGGTGGTCAAAAATATTATAAAGATAATTCTGATTATCCAAATTATTCTTTATTTTTACCAAAAAGAACAGAAGGCAAATATGCATATGCAATCACTAGTGATGACGCAAACTTTATGCACTTCAATGAAGCAGTTCACGTTTATGAGAAAAAGGTTGCAGAAGAATCTTCTGAAACAGTAAGTGAATTTTCACCTGCTCCTTCTGAAGATGTTTTTGGAAGTGCACCTCAAGCAGCTAACAATGTTGTTTTTGATTCAACTGTAAACGACTTACAATTACCATAATTAGAATGTTTTATTTTTAAGGAAAATGGGTAGATGTAAAAGTCTACCCTTTTCATTTAATATAAATTTTTAATTATGTTTAGTTTAAACAATTTTATAGGATCCATAAAAGATGTACCATCTGATTGGATATTTGAAAATTACTTAGGTATTACTGAAAAATTATCAGGTCAAAATTTTAGAATGAACAGTCTGTTTAATCCTGATGACAAGACACCGTCTATGTATTTATATTATGCAAAAGACAGCAATGAATATAAATACAAATGTTTTTCTACCGGTAAATCAGGTAATGCTGTAGATTTAATGTCAAAAATTTGGAATGTTGATTATCTTACAGCAACGTATAAAATCTTAGATGAATATAAATTATTTTTAAAAACAGGTGCTAAATCTCCTAAAAAAGAATTTTTAAAAGTAAAATGGATAGTGTCTGATTATTTTATAAGAAGCTGGACAAAAGATGACGCTAATTTTTGGTTACAATTTAATATAAGCAGTAAATTATTAGAACATTACAATGTTATTCCTTTAAGTAGTTATATAATGACTAAAGAAATTAACGGTGTACTTACAGATGAAGAACTGCACATTCAAAAAAAGAATATATACTTATATACTACACAAAACAATGAGATGTATAAGATTTATCAACCTAAAAATTTAACCAAAAAGTTTTTTAAATTAATGGACTATGTTCAAGGATTTGATCAACTAGAAGGAAAAAGATTTTTAGTAATAACATCTTCTTTAAAAGATTGTATGTCTATAAAAAGTATTCCTAATCTTAATGTTGACGTTATTGCTCCAGATAGTGAAAACACAAAATTAGATGCTGATCTTATATCTTTTTTAAAAAATGAATATGAAGCTGTTGTAACATATATGGATAGCGACGTTGCAGGTATAAAAAGCATGCAGTATTATCATGAAAAATATAATTTACCGTTTTGTTATATACCTCTTGAAAAAGATTTTAGTGACATTGTAAAATACCATGGTATTAAAAAAGCAGCACACACATTTATACCTGTTTTAGATAAAGCTGTTGCAAAATATAAAGAGTTAAATAGAGAATGGCTTGATAAAAGCGATTTAGTTTATTAGATTTGTAAAAAAATCAACCATATGAATAATTGGATTTTAACTGAAAGTAATAACAAAGTAATTACAAGTTTAGAGGATATACCTAACAATGAGCATATTATAGGTTTTGTTTACAAAATCACGCACATTGGAACCGGTAAATTCTACATTGGCAAAAAAAGTCTATTCGCCTCAAGAAAGACTGCAATCAGTAAAAAAGAAAAAGCTGCTACAGGTACAAGAAAACGTACTAAAAAAGTTGTAAAAGAGTCTAACTGGTTATCCTATTTTGGTAGTTGTAAAGAACTATCTGAAGAAGTGCTAAGAAATGGAGCACATAATTATAAACGTGAAATTCTTGAATTGTGTTGTACTAAAAAATATCTTAATTATTGTGAATTAGCGCATCAAGTAAAAAATGATGTGTTAACTAGCAATAGTTATAACGGTAACATATTAGGAAGATACTTTGCAAGAGATATGCAAAATTGTAAATAATGAAAGCAAGTAATTTAATGCCAACAGTAGCAGAACGTCTACAAAAAGAAGAAGAGTTTTTTGACAAAAATTTTATGATGTCTTATTCAGGTTTGAATAAGTTATTATATAGTCCAAGATTGTTTTATTTACACTACATTTTAGGACAACGCGATGACGCGACTGACAAATTTGCAATAGAAGGAAAATTAATCCATTGTCTATTTTTAAAACCAGAAGATTTTGACAAAGAATTTGCATTAAGTATTGCTGATGTACCAAGTGATAATCCAAAAACATTATTGGATCGTTTGTTTGTTCATTACAAAGAACTTAACGCAGCAGGTGATATAAGAGAAAATTTGGAACATTTTGAATATGCAATACTAGATATTCTCAAAGATATGAATTTGTATCAGAGTTTAAAAACTGATGCACAGCGTATTGAAAAGATTATTACAGAAAGACACGTTGCTTATTGGGACCACTTAAAAAATGGTGAAGGTAAAATACTTGTAGATCCAGATACATATGCTCAATGTCAAGCAATTGTAGAAGAAATCAAATCAAAAGACAATGTAATGTCTGTAATGGGTTATAGACCTGAATTTGGACAAGACATTAAATTACAAAATGAAATTGAACTTGCAGCATTTGATGAAAAATATCCATTATTTGGATTAAGAGGATTTATTGACAACTTGGTAATCGATCATTCTAACAAAGTAATACGTGTTAATGATTTAAAGAAAACAAGTAAAGACATTTCTTCTTTTACAGATTCAATTGAATACTATAAATATTGGATGCAAGCATCTATGTATTACATGTTGGTATGTAATGTGTATTTGTTCAAACCAGAGTATGATGATTACAAATTTGAATTTAGATTCATTGTAGTTGATAATTATCTGCAGATTGCACCAATTAGAGTTTCAAATGAAACTTTAAAAGAATGGGTTAAAAAAACTCAAGCGTTATTAGATCAAGCGCATTATCATTTTGAAAATAAAAATTTTGATTTACCATACGAATTTTTAATAAATGATGAAATTGTATTATGATAAAAGATGTTTATAGAAATTATTTTCAAAAATCTTATAATTTTTTATATCCTTTATTAGGATTAAAAAAACATAAAACAAACAAACCATTACAAACATATATAACATGGGAAAATGTTTGCGATGTAAAATCAAGAAAATTAATATGTGTATTTAAAATACAAGATACTCCTGAATGGAAACATTTTGAAAAAGAGTATTTAATTACACATAACATGCTTGATGAATGTCTTTTAATTGACGAAAACACAATTGCATATATCTTTAATTTTAACATAAAAAGTGAAGATTACGATGCTTTTATTAGTGGAAAATATTCAAAAATTTCCACAAATTCAAAAAAAATGTTAAGTACGTATTATGGTGTGCATACTCCTGAATGGATATTTATGGAATCATACTTGTATCCGGAAAAATATTTTAAAACATATGCTGAAATTTTAAAAATAGACGTAGAACTATTAAAAAATGTTGGCGAACTTTGTGAAAAATATGATGAAGAAAAAGAAATGTATAAAGTTCTTGTTCATCAAAAAACTGTATAATTAAAAACCAATAAAACAATGATAGCACAAAGTATGCTTATATATTCTACAAATTGGCACGGTCTGCAAACATTTAGAATGCTGCCTATAAATAAAAAATGTCCTTTTAACGAGGTTATATATGATCCTTTAACAAAAGTTCTTGCTATTGTAAGTAAAGAATTTAAAGAAAAACCTCACATGTTTGATAAATTGCATAGCAGTGGTAAACCATTGTTTGATGCAACTTCTGAAAGAACATTAGAAGAAAGATTGTTTATGGATACTTATTATGAATATTATCTTGACGATATTGATGATATTAAAAGTTTTGTATCAAGTTTTGCAATAAACAGCGCACATGAAGCTGTTAAAGTAATAGACGAAACGTTTGTTGTAAAAACAAATTAATTTAACATTTAAAAACATCAATAATGTCACGTAATAAAAAATTTTGGATAATGGATTATGAAACAATTGTAAATTGTTTTGTAGCAGTTTTTACAGCTTATAATTCTGATGAAACAAAAATATTTGTAGTAAATAGAGATAAAAATGAGCTTGAAAATTTTCTTGATTTTTTAGATGATAATATTGAGTATAATGATTGGCATTTAGGATATAATAATCTTTCTTTTGACGCGCAAATAACAGAGTTTATACTTGAAAATCGTGATGCTTTATTGTCATTGTCATCTGACGATTTTACAGCAACAATTGCTCAATATGCAGGATCTGTTATTTCAAAATCAAATTCAGGTCAATGGTTAGATTATCCTGAATTTAAACTTTCTATACCATGTCTTGATATATTTAAACTTAATCATTGGGATAGTACAGCAAAAAGATGTTCTTTAAAATGGATTCAGTTTTCTATGGACTGGTTTAGTGTAGAAGAAATGCCTTATCATCATACTGAACCTGTTCTTACTGATAAAGTATTAGACTCTATTATAAGATATTGTATTAATGACGTAAGATCCACTAAACAAATATTTGTTCTTCGAAATCCTAAAGGAGAACAAATAATGGCAAGTCAAATTAATTTACGTGCTCAACTAAGCGCTGATTATAAGTTGAATTTATATTCAGCAAGTGAACCACGTATAAGTAAAGAGATGTTTCTTCACTTTTTATCTGAAAAATTAAGAAAAGATAAAAAAGAAATACGATTAATGAAGACAGAACGTGATAACGTAGTTGTCAGAAACATTATTTTACCAAGTATTAACTTTGAAACACCTGAGTTTAATGGAGTGTTTAAATGGTTTAAAAGTCAAATAGTAAACACTATGATTGACATTGACCAGACAGAAACAAAAGGTCCTAAGTACAGAATGATGTATAGAGGTGTTCCTACTGATTACGGTTTAGGTGGTTTACATGGATGCATTAAATCAGGTATATACAGTGCAGGAAATGGTAAAAAGATTTTATCTGCTGACGTTACATCTTTTTATCCCAATCTCGCTATTAAAAATGAGTGGTCTCCTGCACATTTACCTAAAAAAGATTTTTGCGAACTATACGAATGGTTTTTTGAAGAAAGAAAAAAATATCCAAAGTCGTCTCCTTTAAATTATCTATTTAAAATTATATTAAATTCTACTTACGGTTTAAGTAAAAATAAATATTCGTTTTTGTATGATCCTGAATTTACTTTTAGAATCACTATTAACGGACAATTACAATTATCTATGTTGTATGAAATGATAGCAACCAGGATTCCTGATGCTCAACCACTTATGCAAAACACAGATGGTTTAGAATTTATTGTAGATGAACAAGATGAAAAGTTGTTTTATGAAATTTGTAAAGAATGGGAAGAACTTACTTCTTTACAACTTGAAACAGTAGAATATGACAAAATGATTATAGGTGATGTAAACAATTACATTGCTGTATATACAGATGGAAAAACAAAATGCAAAGGGCGTTTTGAATTTGAAGAATTGGCTCTTCACAAAAACAAATCTCATTTAATAATACCAAAAGCATTATATGCTTATTTTATACATGGTACAGATCCAAAAGATTTTTTAGAAAAAAATAGAAATATATTTGATTATTGTGCAGGTGCAAAACTAAAAGGAAACTGGTTTTTTGAAAAAAGAAGCGTTATAAACGGTGAATATAAAACAGAAAAACTACAAAAACTTATTAGATATTATATTTCTAACGGAGGAGTTAAATTAATTAAATGTAACCCTGATGGTCGAGAAATACAATTAGAAAGTGGCAAACACATGCAAACAATATTTAATTTGCATGAAGAAAAACCATGGGACCAATATGATATAAATGAAAAGTATTATTTAGATAAGATTTACGATGAAATCCAAAAGATAGAAAAGTCATCTATCGTGTTACCTCAAGATAAAATAAATCAACAATTAAGTCTCTTTTAAAAATGAAAAGAACAGTAAATGGCATGATTGCCTATGGTAAAATGTTAAGTACACCATTACCAGAAAAAACAAAAACATATACTCCTATTTCTCATAAAGACGTTGTCAGTCGTGTGAGAACAGAAATAACTGCAGCAGGATATGTAATTACTGGCGAAGATTACAAGTGCACGCAAGATGGTACTGTAGCAATTGGAAATTTTAAATTGAATTATAAAGCAGATCCGGATATTGAATTATCTGCAAACTTTATGAATTCATATAATAAACAATATGCATTTAGATTCTCACTTGGAGGATTGGTAAAAGTATGTATGAACGGTATGATGTTGTCAAACAGTAAGTTTGGAGCATATAAACGCGTTCACAAAGGTGCTGCAGATATTCTTGCAGCTGGAAAAATTTCTGAATTCATCAAAGATTCTGAAGAATACTGGACAACTTTAGTTCAGCATAAAGAAATATTGCGTCATCATATGTTAAGTCAAACAGATGCTTATACAATCCTTGGTAAATTATTTTTTGAACATGGTATATTTACTACAATGCAGTTAAACATGGTTAAGAAAGAAATTGAAAAACCAAGTTTTGAGTACAATGCAGATCCTGAAAGTGCTTGGGTGTTGTATAATCACATAACACTTGCGTTAAAAGAAGCTCATCCTTCTACCTGGATGGATGATCAAGTAAAAATGCATCAGATATTTTGTGATACATTAGGAATTGATACTAAAGAAGATGAAGTAGACGATGTAGAATTATTACCATTTTAATAATCGGGGAGTGTAAAAGCTCCCCTAATATTAGTAATTATGAGATTAAGCGACCACATGCAAAATGCAATAGATCTTGAAGCAAGGTTAATTAAATTGCAAGAAAAAAAAGAACTTTTAAATTCAGAACCTATGATTGATGTAATATTGCAAGCTATTATTAAAGTTAGTAAAAAACAAACGTCACATGATGTCGTTAAATTTACAAAAAGATATCTTCGTAGATATTATAAAATTGACATAGATTCTAAATCAGTAAAAGAAAGAATAAAATCAATAACTAAACAATTATGATAATAGTTATTAACGGTAAAATTGGAAGTGGTAAGTTTGCATATTAAATATATAATGTATACCTTTGTAAAAAAATATTATGAAGGTATACATTTATACATTAGAACACCCTATAACTAAAGAAGTTAGATATATAGGTAGAACTAAAAATCCAAAAGAAAGATTTCATAATCATTGTAATAGATTGCATAATGAACATACTCATAAACGAAATTGGATAAATAATTTAAGAAATCAAGGTTTGAAACCTAAAATGAATATTCTTGATGAAATAGATGAGTCAGAATGGAAGTATTGGGAAAAATTTTGGATAGAACAATTTAGACAATGGGGATTTGATCTTGTTAATCATACTTCTGGTGGAGATGGTTTAACTATAGGTAATCAAACATCTTTTAAAAAAGGACATAAACCTTGGAATAAAGGTTTATCGCCTTCTTTAGAGACAAGAAATCAAATTAGAGAATCATTACTTGGTAAACCTTCTAATAAAAAGAAAAAAGTGATTCAGTATTCTTTAACTGATGAAATTATTCAAGTGTTTGATTCAGCTACTGAAGCTGCTGAAGTTATAAAAGGATCAATTGGACACATTGTTGCTTGTTGTAATGGAAGTAGAAATACTCACAAAAAATATAAATGGAAATATAAAAATCAATAACATGAAAAAAGAAAACAAAAAGCACCCTATTAATCTCATTGGTATCAATGGGAGGATAGGGTCAGGTTAGGTAAAGACACTATTGGTGATATTATTCAGAAGATATGTATTACAAATGATGGGCCAGAATTTGAAGTGAAAAAATTTGCAGGAAAGTTGAAAACAATAGCTTCACTTCTAACTGGAATTTCTGTAGAGAAGTTTGAAGACCAAGAGTTT